GATTTCAACGTTCTATCCATCGAGATAGAGAACCAAAACTTCAATGAGGGACAGTACAAAAAAGTAAAACAGGAATTAGATCTGATAAGAAATGTGTCTGAAAAAACAGACATGGACTGGCTGATAGATCAAGCAGAAAAATTTTGCAAGATCAAAGCAGTTGCATCAGCACTGTACAAATCCGTAGACCTGTTTGAAAAGGCAAAAACTCAAGGTCTCAGTTCACTTGGACCTATTCCTTCCATTTTGGAAGAAGCGTTGAAGGTTACGTTTGAGACCAGTATTGGACATGATTACTTTAACGATGCAGATAAAGCATTTGAGAATTATTCGAAGCATGAAGGAAACCACATTCCGTTCAATCTGGAATATTTTGATAAAGTAACAAATGGAGGAATCCTTCGTAAAACATTGAACATAGTCATGGCTGGCACTGGCGGAGGTAAGTCTTTGTTTATGTGTAGTCAAGCAGCTAACTATTTGCAACAAGGATTAAACGTTCTCTATTTAACTGGGGAAATGTCCGAGTATAAAATTAGAGAGCGGATTGATGCTAATCTGCTCGATGTAGACATAAACATGCTCCGCCACATGTCTAAATCTGTATTCCTTGCGAAAATCAAAAAGTTAGAACTGCAATCAAAAGGCAAATTAAAGATTAAAGAGTTTGCTGAAGGGGGCCAGACAAACGCAATGCATTTTGATGCGTGGGTCGATGATATGCGGTCGAAAGAAAACTTTATACCCGACGTAATTATTATCGACTATCTAACACTTTTAGGTTCGCACAGGGTTCCTGCCTCTCATGGAATGTATTCTGTAGGTAAAAGCGTTTCAGAGGAAATAAGAGCATTCGCAAGAAAGCACGATGTTGCTATATTAACTGGAGCACAATTCAATAGAGGAGGAATGGGTAATTCAGATCCCGGTCTTTCTAATACTAGTGAATCAGTTGGTATCCCTTTTACAGCTGACTTTATTTTTGCTATTATTGGATCAGAGCAATTGGATAAATTGAAGCAGAAATGTGTTAAACAGTTAAAGAACAGATACAATGACGAAAGCTATTTCAATAAATTCATTATTGGTGTTGATAAACCAAAAATGAGATTCTATGACGTAGAAGACTCTGCGCAGCTGTCTGTTGAAACAGTCGATGATGAAGAGTCTGGATTAGAAAGAATTAAAAAAGCTGCTCGATCAAAGAGCCTGGATTTTTTCTAGTCTTTAATTCCTAAAACTGCTTTTTCTTCTGCTGTCAACTTTGAAATAGCATGTCGTTTTGTCAGCTGCTTTTGCCTAAGCTCTGCTGGCAACGATGTGCTTATTTCATAATTTGTAGTAATTGATACTGTCTCATATCTTAGATATGCTTCTGGGTCTTCGCTTGTCATTGTTATCAATGCACTTTGAGCATGATTCATTTGTGTAAAAATTCTTGGATATTTGGTTTCTGTTTTTTTATAGTTGTTCTTTGCATGTCTAATATACCGCGACACTAGCTTTTGGTCTTGATGATCCCAGATTCCATATACAATAAATTTTGTTGTAATAGATTGACGGTTAGCAACACTGTCTTGTTTTATCTTATATTTCAATTTTACCTCCATAAAAAAATAGCCGGCCTTTTGGCCGGCTATTTATTATAATGGTAGCAAAGACTACCGATCTAATTCTTCAATCTCCATCTTTAGTTTTGCAAGAATGTCATCTTCCTCTTCTGGAGTAGCCATTCGTGCTCGTTTTGATCCCCCTTGGGATTGCTGTGAAACTTGAGGCTTTTGAGAGATCCTAGGTGGTGAAAAATCTTGTTCTACTTCTTCAACACCAAGCACTTGGTTCAGCCTGATCTTTAATTCATCGTAAGACTTAAACTGGTCAGCTCTCACGAATTGATTCAAAGGATGGAGGTTATCGAGAACGGCTTCGATGGTATCTTCGTCACCATTAAGAAACTTTGATGGAGGATCGAACTGGGAATCATCATAGTTCCTATAACCATCCTTTGTACGAATCTTCAATTTGAAGTTTGCACCATGCAGTAAATCAAATGGGTTTACGCTAGGATCATCATCGAACTCTGGAGTCATGACAGCTTGAATCTTATCAAAGATTTTCTTACCAAACTTGAAGATAAACACCTTACCCTCATTTTGAGGGTTTTCACGATCTTTAATAATATAAACGTTTGCGAAGAACTCCAGATTACGCTTCCTGTTTCGAGCAGTTTCTTGATCACCACTATTCCATAGAATAGAGTTCATTTCTGATACTGGATCCCGCTCACCAAGTGAGGTCCTAGAATTCTCAATGTACCATAAACCAGTTGGTCCTTTAAAAGCATGAGTCCATCTACGAACAATTGCTTCATCCTCATCGAGCCTAGGAGGAAGAAACCGAATAACAGCACTTCCGTTACCAGACTTATCAACGGCAGGATACCAGAAATTAGCATTATCTTGCTTTTGGCCAGGTACTTCTGAGAGCTTAGTCAGCTTCTCAGTTAGTTTAGTCATTTTTGCAGTGTATTCTGATAGTTTTGACATTGTATTCTCCATATTGTTTGTATTTTACTTATCCAATGATCTCAAAATATCAATTGTATTTATTGATCTAACCCCTTAATTACCTCACTAACTTTTTGTTTGTTAATATTAAGAAAAGGCTGGAGTTTATTAACCTTTAATGAGATTAAAGGCCATACAGTTTTTTCCTGTATTTTTTCATCATACAATGCCCTGAGATCTAAGGCAACATCAAGCGCGCACAAAGTTATTAAAGAAATTGTTTTCGCAAGATATTTTTGAATAACCAATGGATGTTTGAATCCGTTAGGTTGCAAAAAAAGCTTCATATCTTCAACAGATTGAATATCATTGGCTAATAGTTGTTTTCTTAAACAATAAGATAATGAATCTAATTCATACTTAAGTGTGCTATAGCTGTCTTCGTATTTTTTATTTGTAACTAATTCCTTAGGAAACACAGAATCAAACTGCGCAAACGAAAAAGCAATAAACTGCTCTACATCAGATTTTTTAGCTAGCATTTCAAAGAAAATAGCATCTTTTCTTTTTTTGTAAGAATCAAAAGATGCTTTTGTAGAGCCTTTGAACTGAAAGTAATTATAATCAGGCGAGGAGAAGTGTAATCTTATAGAGACATATTTTTTGTATGCTTCTAACCCATTTTGCGTAAGGTGAGATTGCATTATTTTACCAAACGTAATGATTCTGCTTCTGCTAACAAAAGCTTTTTGTATTTTGGATTTTTACGCAGTATGTCGGCCATAGTTTGAACATCGATACCATTACGTTCGCTGTAATCTAGTACACTCTCAAGCAATGATTGTTCGTTAGCCATACACTGCTGTATATAAGTATTGAAGCCATCTGTATCAAATGTTTTTTTGAGTTGTAGCATTAAACAAGATCCTTATTTTTTGAGAACTTCAACATAGTATCAATTGTTGTCTTGTATGGTAGTTTTGAAACTAACCAATCGTACCAATGCTCTCTTCCTTTATAGTCATGGATATAGTACACAGCGTTAATATTAGATGATGTTAATAACATTAATGATGCTACAGCTGCTCTTGATACACCATCTATAAAATAAATGTCTGCATCGCTAATATTTACTTCATTGGGAAGAATGTAATCATCTAATCCATATGGATGTTCTTCAAGTATTGTAGCGTACTGATGGTCGTAGTCTTGGTGTAGTGGTGGTTTGTATAAGTATTTGAAATCACATTGAATCCTATCTTTTAAGTATTGATATACAAAGTTATCAATTTTTTCATACCAATCCCAATTGTGTTCAATTGAAATCAATTGTGTATTTTTGTTCAATAAAGATAACCAGGTCACTGTCGACCCACCAGATCCCCATTCCACCATTTTTCCGTTTTGTGGAAGATTCTCAATTTGAGACTTGATCTCGTCTAATTCATTCTTAGACATTAGAATTTCTAATTGATTTTCGGCGAGTTGTTTATCACTAGAAATGGATTGTAATTCAATCACACCTGACTCCATAATTAACTACTTTTTATTGCTACAATCTTCTTCTTTAGCTTTTTCATCAATCTTTGACTTTTCTATTCCACGAAACAATCGCGCAACAACAAGTAAAAAACTATCATTTATATTAGTATTATATTTTTTTTTCATTGTTTGGTATCTCCGAAGAGATTGTTGTTAAAAAAGGCCCGTTCTGTTGCCAGGTGGAGCCCATACCCCGAACAATTATGCCGCTAGGCGATAATCTTCATATGCAACGTTGTCGTTGGCATTTAAGTTAATGCTTCTTCGACTGAGTTAACCCCAATCCTACGGCTTCTGCTTTGCCGGGTCTCCTTTAACCTATTACGCACCAAATCGAAACCTACTTCGCCCCCATCAAAAGTTCACCGAATCGCAGACTTCTACTGCTCGACAGTTCGAGAAGGTCAACAACCTTACTCGATGAACTTTTGGTGGAGGCGTCGGGTGCCGCCCCCGAGTCTTTGGTACCTTTGAATTAACATCAACAACCATTAGTATATATTATTTTTGTTTCCTAAAACAAACTGGGCTAATATTGAAGCAGTTGCAATTATCTGTTCTGGTGTAACGTATTGTGGTAATTTTGGTAGCGGTGGGAGTTTTGTGCAGCCTTGATTTGCTTTACCAACAATGTTATCCCAATGATTGAGAATTACTTCTCTCCGTGAATTATAGTCATCGGAGTGTATTTCATAAGCCATTTGCAGCAATTGCATTTTAATTTCATGGTGCATCATTTTTAATTGAATCCAAAGCTTCGCCAATCAAATTATGAATTTCCAAATAACCACACTCCATACCAACAACGTATGATTCCATATCAAATCCAAATACATCATAAATTGAACCTCGGTATGAAGTTCTTTTCACAACATCAGCTTCATAAATTCGTTTACACACATTATAGAAAGCAAACAATTTTTCATCTTCAGAAAGCTTGTTCCAATGCTCTTCAGCAAGTTTTGCGTATTGGTTAGAAGATTCTTGAAACGAGATTCTCATTTCTTTTAACATTTCATAAAGAGCTTGTTTTTTTTCTTCCATTGTACTACTTCTTTCTATTAGCAGACCTTTTACGACGTTTCTTACTACCCATCTTTCGACGACCTTTTCCGTTTTTGTTAAGACCTGTACGTGCAACCATTACTAAAACTCCTATTTTTAATCTGCTTCTTTTTTCGTATACTGCCTAAATCCAGTCATCCCTCCTTGAGCTATGATCATTTTTCGAACATCCTCAAACATGATGGGTTGGAAATTGATTTGTTCGACGGACACGTTGAAGTATCTGGGATCGATCTCGTCGGAGAGTAGGATCTCGCCTGTTTTCGCATCAACACCGCGAGGTTTCATCACGCGATTGGCGTGAAGATGCCCATGGATGTTGCATCCAAATCGACCAAGGCTGCCCAGATGAACAGGGATATGGGTGAGGATCATGCCATCCATGACGTGGCATCCACGAATATCCTCGAAGAACTCAGAGTACTCCTCGAGCTTGAAGATGTCGTGATTGCCTCGTATGAGGACCTTGTTGCCGTTTAGCCGACTCAGGATTTTGAGATTTTTTCGAGAGATGCACACATCACCAAGATGGTACACTTTGTCGTGAGGTTTTACTCGATCGTTCCAAGCCTTGACCATCTGCTCGTCCATTTCTTCGGCAGAAGAAAATGGTCTCAAAGGTGAACCATCTGCTCGCTTGAACGACGTGCATGTCTTTTCGTGACCGAAGTGCGTATCTGATATAAGCCAAACTGAGGGCATTGTGTTTTTCCATTTGACATTAATTATATCAATATAGTACACTATGAAGGATGTGATGTCAACTATGTATTTTGGTTTTTTGCCCTTTCTCAACAATATTGGCTATAGTATCGCGAACGCTAATTCCCACAGCACGAGCGACACCACGAGCCACGTTGTTACTTACAGTTTCACGAACAACAATACTGGGCATATAGTAATAGCTATAACTGCCAACAACACGGTCGATAGCACGACCAAGTGTAACATCAAGAGCATGACGGATAGTCATGCTATAATCTTCCTCTTTACGAGACGCATCATTAGAACTAATCATTTTCAGTATCCTTAGTTGTAGGTAAATTCTTCTATGAGATCAGAAATAGCTCGACATGTAGCATGATCAACACAAGAACCAACAACATTGTCAACAGCGCAACCTATACGATTTTTGATAGGTATATAAACGTTACGATGGATCTCCATAGTGACGCAAATACCACTATTACGACCAACGGCACGAAAGATAGTATTATCAACAATAAATTTTGAATAGTTCATTGCTTGTTATCTTTGAGAAAACTATCAACATCAAACCAAACAGCATCATCGACAGCACGAAGTACGAGGCAAGTATGATCGAAAACACCACAAGTAGATTCATCAGTAACTGAGCTCACAACACGACAGAGATTATCTTCGAGAAGATGAATAATAATAAAATTGACAGCACCACGCATATAACTAACATCAGTCATCAATTTAAATCTTTCGTTAAATGTTCACCGACAGTACGATAAACAACAGCATAAATGACACGATAGACGTCTTGATTAACATCATCGCCGACAGTACGATAAACGGCATCAGAAACAGTATGAAAGACAGCTCGATCGAGAGCAAAATAGACAGCATCATCGATTTTATAAAAAACGCGATTGATATCTTTATCGGTACGGTGAGCGGTATGAGTCATTGATCTATAACCTTGGCTAAACATTCATCCATGATACGATTGACAGCACGATCAACAGCGCGATAAACGTCACGGTCTACAACACGATATACAGTGCAATGGACAGCCTTAAAGGTGGCATGATCGACATCATCATAAACGGCACGATGAACAGCATAATAGACGGCATCATCGACGCAATAAACAGTATGGGTCATGGGGTTATAACATCTTTGACTGCAAAATAGACGGCTCCATTAATTGCAATATGGACGTCACGACGTACAGTACGATAAATGGCGCGATCGACAGTTTCATAAACGTCATCGTTGACAACACGATGAGTAGCAATATCGACACGATGAATGGCATCATGGATAACACCATTGGCGGCAAGATCGACATTATAAACTTCACGATCAACACGATGATACATGCGATGTGAGGTATCGGTCATAGGTTTGCAACCTTAGCTACTTCATGACAAACAGCACTATCGACAGCATGACGGACGGCACGATAGACCTCACTATAGGCAGCACTATCGACAGCACTATGGACAGCACTATGGACAGCATCACTAACATCACGATCGACAACACCATAGACAATACGATGGGCAGCGTGATAGACAGCACGATGGACGGCGTGATCGGTCATTGACCTAAAACCTTGGCTACTTCACGATAGACAGCACGATTGACGGCATGAAAGACA